AGCTTAGAAGCAGAATTGATGCGAGACTTCAAGCTCATGCAACAGGCAACTTTGTAGAGACACGCTGGACCAACTCTCTAAAAGATGAAAGAAGAAAACTTGCCAAAATAGCAAATGGCGACTCCAGAGGATTCATGATTGCATCCACTGATTACACTATCGTCTTTAGACGATACTTTCTTGCTTACATCGCTTGGATCATGACAACACGAGCCAAGCAAAGTTGCGCTGTAGGAATCAACACGCACGGACCTGAATGGGGTCAATTAGTTGACTATCTTTCCGAAATCGGTTCAACCGACAAGAACTGGATTGATGATGCTAATTGGGCCAAATGGTGTGATCAGATGAAAATTCCGACCGATGCTCAAGAGAAACTACGAGCAATTAATGTTGCTGTTGGTGACTCCGACTACAAAGGTTGGGATGAGCATGTTATGGCTGAGTGTATGATGGCCGTGTGTGAAGACGCAAATGTATGGTATGACGACGGACCTACAAATGCTTTGATACGTCGAACCCTCATGGAAGAAGCGGTTTTTACCCCTTCACAAATGCTTGATTTAGTCTACTACGTGTTTATTGGACTGCCCTCTGGATTTCCTGGAACAGCAGTTTTCAATTCTAAGATCAACGAGTACTATTTCAAATGTGCCTACCTGGAACTAGCTAGAAGAGATGGTCACTGGAAGCACTATTCACTTGATTCGTATCGTGAAAACGTACGAAATAAGTTTTATGGTGATGACAACATCAACTCTTTTAGCCCCGCTGTAAGAACATGGTTCAACATGATCACTTTTAGAGATTACATGCAAGAACTAGGACATGAGGTTACACCAGCAATTAAAGATGGTGTGATGCAACCTTGGATGCGTTTGGACGAACTTTCTTTTCTTAAGAAAGGTTTTAAAGTCCATCCTAAATTCAAGGATGTCTATGTTGATCCAATTGAGCCCTACGTAATCCACGAACTAACGAACTGGGTACGCGATGACCAAGTTTCGTTTCTTTACGACAACATTAGGGACTCTCTTGAGTTCGCTTACAGCCACGGACAAGAATTCTACACAAAGCACTTAACAACTGTCAACGAAGCTTTGTTGTTCAAGAAACTTGACCCCGTTAATATTTCTTACCACGCTTGGGATTGTGCTCACTTGACCAACTGTGGCAAAGTAATATGCCCACCCACAACGCGCTTCAGAATGTTCCATGAGACCGCATACATGCCTGAGAGTGCAATGTTTCCTAAAATGCCATACATCCAGGAAGCCATGTACCTCGACAAGACTATGTGTCTGAAGTGCTGCGAACACTGCACCCGCTCGTTTTTGAAATTTCCAAAAGCCAAACGAGCTGTGTGCTATGCTTGTGCTCCTTTCAATTCATTGGGGGAGATACAACCAGAAGGCTTTACTAGCTTTTTACTCGGAAATTACGAGGATGATCTAGAAGGCTTCAACTTTTGGGCCGAATGGACCAAAGAACACCACGGTTTGGTAAACAAAACCTGTTGGTGTGGAACCCCGTTTATGACGGTACTCGATGACCCCATAAACTCTAAACGCGTGAAGTGTTATGAATGTGTACCCTACTCTTCTTATGAATGTGATTTTTAAGTAAATGCTCTTTCACTTCTTTCTGTTATAATATTTTCCTTTTTCCTCTCTACGTACGAGGATTGTCATTGGTTTGGCATAGGCGTAGATGTTTCTGATAATATAAAATCCTTTATATATAAAT